CGCCGGTAAGGGCGCGGACCTGTTCATTATTGATGACCCGCACACGGAACAGCAGGCCATCGCCGCCGCGCATGATCATAGCATATATGACAAGGCGTTCGAGTGGTATACGTCCGGGCCGCGCCAGCGCCTTCAGCCTGATGCTAGTATCGTAATTGTAATGACTCGTTGGGGAAAGCGAGACCTAACGGGGCGGTTGCTACAGAGCAGCACGGATCGGGACGGCACGTCGGAGTGGGAGGTGATCGAGCTACCGGCGATCCTGCCGAGCGGCAAGCCGCTCTGGCCGGAGTATTGGTCGCTGGAGTCGCTGCACGCGCTGAAGGCTGAGCTGCCGGTGGCCAAGTGGAACGCGCAGTATCAGCAGTTGCCTACCAGTGAGGATGGTGCGATCCTCAAGAGGGAGTGGTGGCGCCGTTGGGAGCACAAGAAGCCGCCGGAGGTGGAGCTGGTGATGGTGTCGGTGGATACTGCCTACACGCGCAACACCAAGTCGGACTACTCGGCGTTCACGGTGTGGGGCGTCTTTCAGCAGGCGGACGACCACGGCGTGACGGTCCCCAACCTGATCCTGCTGGACGCCTTCCAGGATCGTTTGGAGTTCCCCGCGCTCAAGGCGCGCGCGATGGAGGTGTATACGGAGTGGGAGCCGGACGTGTTCCTGGTTGAGGCTAAGGCGTCGGGCTTGCCGCTGATCCACGAGATGCGGCACATGGGCATCCTGGTGTCGGAGTTCACGCCGAGCCGCGCCTCAGGGGACAAGATCATGCGCGCGAACAGCGTCACGGACTTGTTCGCCAGTGGGGTCATCTGGGCGCCGGAGACCAAGTGGGCGGACGATCTGATCGAGACGTGCGCGGCGTTCCCCAACGGGGACCATGACGATCTGGTGGACAGCACCGTGATGGCGCTGATGCGCTACCGGCAGGGTGGGTTTATTAGACTTGCTTCGGATTATGACGCCGACTACGATAAGGCCCCTGAACGGCGGCGGCACGTAGAACCCTACTATTGAGCCGGCTTCGGAGGGCATGTGAGTGGCGATAGCTAAGGCTTTGAACCCATACGGCGACGTTCGCGGTGAGCGGCTGTCGGGTATTCCCCGCGCCAAGGGCCGCGCTGCGGCCTCCGAGCCAGACCTGGCCGACGAGGATGATGACGGCAAGGCCGGCCTACGCATCGGAATCCTCAACCCGGAAGCGGTTGTTATTGAGGATGAAGACGGCAGCGGCGGCGTGACCTTGCTGTTTGGGGCCGAGGAAGAGACGCCGGCGCCGGTATTTGATTCTAATCTGGCGGAGTATCTGGACGACAAGCTGCTCGCCTCGATCAGCGATGAGCTGGTGGCTGACTTCAAGACGGACCTGCTGTCGCGGTCAGACTGGGAGCGGACCTACAAGAAGGGGTTGGACCTGCTCGGGTTGAAGATTGAGGATCGGTCAACGCCGTGGCCGGGCGCGTGCGGCGTGTTCCACCCGATCCTGGCAGAAGCGGCGGTGCGGTTTCAGTCTCAGGCGACGATGGAGACCTTCCCTGCTGGCGGCCCGGTGCGGACCAAGATCATCGGCAGCATCACGGTGGAGAAGGAGCAGCAGGCCCGCCGGGTCTCGCACGACCTCAACTATTTCCTGCTGGACCGCATGAGCGAGTTCCGCGCGGAGCATGAGCGGCTGCTGTTCAGCCTGCCGTTGGCCGGCGCGGCGTTCAAGAAGGTCTACTACGACCCCAGCCTGGGACGCCCGGTGTCGATGTATATTCCGGCGGAGGACTTCGTGGTGCCCTACGGGGCCAGCGATCTTATCTCGTGCCCGCGCTACACGCACATCATGCGCAAGTATCCCAACGAGGTGCGGAAGCTGCAAGTCGTTGGGTTCTATGCGGACGTGGACCTGCCCGAGCCTACGATGACGGTGCGGGAGATCCAGCAGGCCAAGGATGACCTGTCCGGCGAGGACATGGTTCAGAACGACGACCGGCACACGCTGCTGGAGATCAACGTGGAGCTGGACCTGGAAGGGTTTGAGGACTGCGACGAAGACGGCGAGCCTACGGGCGTGGCGCTGCCGTATGTCGTGACCATCGATGAGCAGTCAGGCACGGTCTTGTCGCTCTATCGCAACTGGAGGGAAGAGGACCCGCTCAAGCTCAAGCGTATCCACTACGTCCAGTATAGCTACATCCCCGGCTTTGGGTTCTACGCCTTCGGGCTGATCCATCTGGTTGGCGGCATCGCCAAGAGCGCGACCAGTATCCTGCGCCAGCTCGTGGACGCGGGGACGCTGGCGAACCTGCCGGCGGGCCTCAAGGCGCGCGGGCTGCGGATCAAGGGCGACAGCACGCCGCTGATGCCGGGCGAGTTCCGCGACGTTGACGTTCCAAGCGGGGCGATCAAGGACGCCATCACCTTCCTGCCGTATAAGGAGCCGTCGCAGGTTCTGGCCGCGCTCCTCGGCACCATGGTGGAGGAGGGGCGGCGCTTCGCGTCGATTGCCGATCTTCAGATTGGCGACGCCAACCAGCAGGCCCCGGTCGGCACTACGCTCGCGCTGATGGAGCGCGCGATGAAGGTGATGTCGGCGGTTCAGGCTCGGCTGCACGCCTCGCTCAAGCAAGAGCTTGACCTGTTGGTGGACATCATCAAGACCAACATGGGCACGGACTACGACTATGATACGGACCCCGGCACGACACGGGAGAAGGACTACGACGGGCGCGTGGATGTGATCCCGGTCACGGACCCCAACGCGGCGAGCCTGTCGCAGCGGGTGGTTCAGTATCAGGCGGCGCTACAGCTCGCGCAGGGCGCGCCGCAGATGTATGACCTGCCGGAGCTGCACCGGCAGATGCTGGGCGTTCTGGGTATCAGCGGTGTGGACAAGATCATCCCACGCACGGACCAGATGAAGCCGCTGGACCCGGTGACGGAGAACATGGCGATCTTGAACGGCAAGCCCGTCAAGGCGTTCGTGTATCAGGATCACAAGGCGCACATCCAGGTTCATCAGACCGCGATGCAGGACCCTAAAATCCAAGCGATTGTCGGCCAGTCTCCCCTGGCATCCGCGATTATGGCGGCGGCCTCCGCGCACATGAACGAGCATGTCGCGTTCCAGTATCGGCGCGAGATTGAGTTGCAGCTCGGCGTCACCTTGCCGGCAGAAGGCGAGCAACTGCCCGAGGATGTTGAGGTGGATGTCTCTCGGCTCTCGGCTTTGGCCGCGGTCAAGCTGCTGCAGAAGGACCAGGCCGAGGCGCAGCAGATGGCGCAGCAGCAGCAGGCGCAGGACCCCATCGCGCAGGCGCAGCAGGCCGAGCTACAGATCAAGCGCGACGAGTTGATGCTGAAGAACAAGACGGCAGATGCGGACGTGCAGCTACGTATGCAGCAGTTGGCCGTGGAGCAGGAGCGCATCGCGTCGCAAGAACGCACGGCGCGCGCAGCGTTGATGTTCAAGGCGCAGGCGCAGGACGAGGAGAATACGATGGCGCGGGAGGCGGCGCAGGTTAAGCGAACGCTGGATAGCGTGGCCGCGGCGGCGTCGCTCGGGGAGAAGCAGTCCGCGCAGGACCTGGCGCAGGCCACGCAGACCCAGTCTCAAGTAGCCGCCATGGCATCGCTCGGCGAGAAGCAGTCTGCGCAAGACGCCGGGGACGCAGATCGGAAGCTACAGGCGGCGGAGATGCTCTTGAAGATGGCCATGCAAGGTGATCAGACTCCGGCCTCGCAGGCGGCGCCGTCCCTGCCGCCCACAGAGGGGGCTGTGTAAATGGTGTTGGACTCCATCGAAGGCGGCGTGTTGAGCCTCTTGCGGTCCAATATCCGCACTGCGCTGAACGAGCGTGCGGACCATATCGCAGGCGGCGGCGCGGTTGACTACCCCGAGTATCGGCACCAGTGCGGCGTCATCGAAGGTCTTGCCCTGGCCGAACGAGAGCTGTTGGACCTGATCGAGCGTGTCGAGAAGACCGCCTAAGCTATCGGCCATATCGGCCGCAAGGGCCGCGTCACCCTCAAGGCGCGCACGGAGAATACAACCTATGCTAGCGTCCCTAGACATAAAGCCATACGTGGCCCCCAAAGCTAAAACCGCCACCCAGCTTCCTGCTCCGAAAGGGTATAAGCTACTGATCACGCTTCCTGAATTGGAAGAAACGACGGCGGGGGGTATCTACATCCCCGGCGCCGTTCGAGAGGCCGAACAAACGGCCTCGATGGTAGGCTTCGTCTTGAAGCTGGGGACCCTCGCGTATAAAGACGAGAAGCGGTTCCCGGATGGTCCTTGGTGCAAGGAAGGCGATTGGGTGCTGTTCCGCGCCTACTCCGGCACCCGGATCAAGATTCACGGCAAGGAGTTCCGCCTCATCAACGACGACACCGTGGAAGCCGTCGTTGAAGATCCCAGAGGAGTGCAACGGGTATGAGCGAGTCAGTAGCGGTCCAGATGGACGACGACGATGACGGCGGCGTAGAGATCACGATTGTCGATGATGTTCCCGAGGCAGACCGCGCGCGGTTCGTCGCGCCGGATAGCACCGACAGTGACGATGATATCACGGTCGCGCCGTCGGAAATCTCGCAATACAAGACGGATGTTCAGAAGCGCATCAAGGATTTGAGCTTCAAGGCGAACTCTGAGCGGCGCGCGAAAGAGACAGCGGTCCGCGAACGCGAAGCCGCGGTTAACTACGCTGCGGGGCTTATCGCCGAGAACAACCGGCTCAAGCACTACAGCGCCCACAACGAAACCGCGCTGGTGACCACCGCCAAAATTCGGTCTGAAGAACAGATCGCCGGGTTGAAGCGGGACGCCAAGGAAGCGTTTGAGAGCGGCGACACAGATCGGTTCCTGGAGATGCAGGAGCAGATGCAGCGCCGCGTAGCTGAGCATACGCGCTACGCGGAGTATGTTCCGCAGCCTGTGGTTGAGACGCCGATGCCGGAGGTGCGGCAACAGACCGCGGCGGAGGTGGTCCCCGACAAGATCGCGGTTGAGTGGTATGACAAGAACAAATGGTTCCAAGCAGAAGGGGATGAAGAGGCAGAGATGACTGCCTATGCCTTCGGGATCAGCGACATTCTCATTAACAAGAAAAATCTTGACCCTCGATCCTCGGAATACTACGCTGAAATTGACGCCGCCGTTCGCAGGACGTTCCCGCGGTATGCTGGCTTCAAAACAAGCGCCTCGGCAAGTGATGTGACGAGACGCCCGGTATCGGTAGTAGCAGCGGCAACACGTAGCCCCCGCACTGCCCGCAAAGTGCATCTTACCGCAAGCCAGCAGAGTATCGCCCGTCGGCTGGGGCTTACCCTAGAACAATATGCTGCACAGTTGTGAAGGTAGCACCCATGTCTGACCGCCCTGAACAACGCTCACGCCGACTGGACCAAACGGAACCGTCGGACCAAACTGAGCGCCAAGACCGCGTCCCCCGCACGCTCGACGTTCGAGCCGCGCAAGTTGCCCCCGCGTCGTGGAAGCCCCCCGCTATTCTCCCCGACCCGGTCCCCGAACCAGGGTATGTATACCGCTGGATTCGCACCTCTATGGCTAACTCGCCAGACAACACCAATGTCAGCCGGCAATTTCGTGAAGGGTATGTGCCCGTTCGCGCTGAAGACCATCCCGAACTCATGATCGAGGCTGATGCGGGAAGCCGGTTCAAAGGTAATGTCGAAGTTGGTGGTCTACTTCTCTGCAAGATTCCGGCTGAACTCTCACGGCAACGTGCAGAATACTATCAGAACCAGACTCGTCAGCAGATGGACAGTATCGACAACAACTTCATGCGAGAGAGTGATCCTCGGATGCCCGTCCTACGGTCGGAACGCACCTCGAAGGTCACATTCGGAACTGGGCTGAAAGGATGATCCTCAAGCCCGTCTTTAATCCCAACGCAGAAAGGTAACAGGAGATGGCTTCTACATCCACTCCATACGGCTTTCGAGCCGTGAATCTGCTGGGTGGCCGAAATTACGCTGGCGCCACCCGGTTCATTTCTATCGCGTCTGGCTACGCCGTGAACATCCAAGTTGGCGATCCTGTGGTCATTGTTGCCGCGGGAACCATCGAACGGATGAACGCGACGACGACTGCTACGACTGTCACCAACACGGGCGGCACTGCCGGCTTTGCAGGTGTGTTCGTGGGTTGCCAGTATACTGACGCCACGACGGGCTTCACCACCCGCCAAACGTATGTCGCGGGCACGGTTGCCACCGACATCATGGCGATGGTTGTGGATGATCCGGACGCACTGTTCCAGCTTCAGGCCAATGGCACGCTGGCGCAGGCTACTCTGGGGGCCAACGCGGCCATCATTCAGACGATTGCGGGTGCGGGCACCTACATGCCGTCTGGGTTGCAGTTGCAAATCTCCAGTGTGGCTACGACCGCCACGCTTCCGGTTCGTATCGTTGACTTCGTTAACGCGCCGGGCAGCACTATCGGCGATGCGTTTACCGATGTCATCGTGCGGATCAATACCCACTTCCAGCGCCAGACTAGTGGCATCTAACAGAAGGAGTTGAGACATGGCTATTTCTCGCGCACAGCTCCTCAAGGAGCTGCTTCCCGGTCTGAACGCATTGTTTGGGTTGGAATACAAACGCTACGCGGAAGAGCACAAGGAAATCTACGAGGTCGAGTCCTCGGAGCGTTCCTTTGAAGAGGAGACGAAACTCTCCGGCTTCAATATTGCTCCGGTGAAAACGGAAGGCGGGGCCATTGCGTATGATAACGCGCAGGAAGCCTGGACCGCCCGCTTCACCCACGAGACTATCGCTATGGGTTTCTCCATCACTGAAGAAGCGATGGAAGATAACCTCTACGACAGTCTGTCTGGCCGTTACACCAAGGCGCTCGCGTGCTCCATGGCGTATACGAAGCAGATGAAGGCCGCGACGCCGCTGAACAACGGCTTCACCACCTACCTTTCGGGTGATGGGGTTGCCCTGTTCAGCGCGAGCCATCCGCTGGTTTCAGGCGGGTTGAACGCGAATCGTCCCACGACGGGCGTTGACCTCAACGAGACCTCGCTGGAAGCTGCCGTGATTGCCATCGCGGCGTGGACTGACGAACGTGGGTTGCTCATTGCTGCCCGTCCCGTCAAGCTCATTATTCCTACCGCGCTGATGTTTGTCGCTACTCGCATTCTGGAAACAGAGCAGCGGGTTGGGACGGCTGACAACGACATCAACGCCTTGAAGAACAATGGCAGCATCCCGAAGGGCTACAGTGTCAACCACTTCCTGAACGATACCAACGCTTGGTATCTCGTCACGGACGTGCCGAATGGCATGAAATACTTCAATCGCGTGGCGCTGAACACGTCGATGGATGGTGACTTCGATACCGGCAACGTGCGCTACAAGAGCCGGGAACGCTACAGCTTCGGCGTTTCTGATCCGCTTGGCATGTATGGGTCGCCGGGATCCACCTAACTCTAGTGCAGGGGCGCTTCGGCGTCCCTGCATCGCCTTCCAGTAACTATACGATCCTGTAGACAGCACTGGCTGACGCTGCATAGACTACAGGATACACCTCATGCAGGAGACTTCTTATGGCTACATCCACTTTTTCCGGTCCCGTTCGCGTCGGTAATGCGTCCGCTGCGGCGGTGCTGCTGGCCACGACGACCCTTTCGCTGGTCCCGACGGCGGCCGCGAACACCGACCTTACCATTCAAATGCCCGCCGGC